TGTGGGGGAGATGTCCGGCAGGACAGAGGGGGCGCTGTCCCGCCAGCCTTGCCGTAGTCTCGCTCAATAATTGCCGCGGTAGTAGCGGTCGTCGCAAGGGGCGGTGTAGATGCGGCCGTAGCGGTCCTGATAGCGGCAAAGCTGTTCGCCGCGCCGCTGTGGCGTGGTCGCGCTGCCGACGACGGCCCCCAGCAGGGCGCCGCTGGCTGCGCCGATAACCGTGCTCTTGGTGTCGCGGCCCAGGGCCTGACCGACGAGAGCGCCGCCAGCGCCGCCGACCAGGGCGCCCGTAGTGGCTCTTTGCTGGCCTTCGGTCTGGGCACATCCTGCCAGCGCGGCAGTCACAAGCAGGGCGGCAATGGCTTTGTACATGGTCATCGTCTGATACTCCGTTGAAGCGTATGAACTAATACACTGGCTGGTTTTGCCAAGTGTTTGCCAAGTGCGGTTGCATTGCGGCGGAACCGCGGCAACCGCTTGTCACGAAATGAGACATGGTTTCTTTCGTCTTGACGGTGCCTGCCTCCGACTCTGAAAGATCGTACTCGAACAAGACGATAGGGCCAGGTTCTGTCGAAAAGAATCAGGCTGCGGCCGCAACGATTCCGCCCGGGTCCAGCCGATCCCTCAAATCCAATAACACGCCTGACTGAACTGGCCAGTGCTCGTTTCCATTTGCAAACAACAAGAAGGAATCTTTCTCATGACAGATCTGGCAGACGCCGGGTCCGTGGTGGCGTCGCCACCGGCGGGCAACCTTGCAGGGCCACTTGCAGACCCATTGGCAGGCCCACTGGCCGCCGGCGACAACGGGTCCGCCCCGCCGGCCGGCAAGAGCTGGTTTGACGGTCTTTCCGAAGGCAACCGCAAGCTCGCTGAAACCAAGGGCTGGACGAAGCCTGAAAGCCTCGAGCGGGTTCTCACATCCTATGCCGAGCTGGAACGGCAGCAGGGCGAAAGCCTGCGCATTCCCGCAGCGGACGCAACTGCGGAAGACTGGGACAGGTTCCATGCCCGGCTGCCTGAGGCGATGCGCCCGCTGACATCGCCCGACAAGGTCGAGTACAGGCGCCCCGACGGGCTTCCCGAAAACTTCGCCTATTCGGACGAACTCGCCAGCGCGTCCAAGGCGTGGGCGGTCGAGGCCGGCGCCACACCGAAGGTGGCGCAGGCCTATCACGACCGCTTTGTCGGCTACATGGCCGAACAGGCCAAGGCGCAGCAGACCGCCCTTGCCCGTTCGGTCGAGGCCACTCACGACGACCTGGTCCGGGATTGGGGACCGACCGACAGCGACGGCTTTCGTAGGCGATTGGAGGTCGCCAACCGGGCGATGAAGAAGCTCGGCCTGGTCGAAATCTACAAGGCGAAGGGCATCCTCCTGCCTGACGGCGCCTTGACCGATCCGCAGATCGCCAAGGCGTTCCACGCCGTCGGCGAGGCGATGTTCAGGGAAGACACGATCGACGGCGGCGCGGCTTTGAGCGGAGGCAATCCGTTCAAGCGCAACGCCGCCGGCGAACGCAACCTGACCGATATCTCAGCCCTCGTCAGAGGCGACCCCGTCCGCGCCCGGCGGCTGGCACGCGAGGCCGGTGAAAACCCCGATCTATGGATTCCGAACAACCCTCTCTAGCCCGTTTGGAAACTCTACTCTGGCGGCCATCTGGCGGCGTTTTCTGCGCTTCCGGTGCTCACGGACCAGCGCATGACCCCGGAAACCGATTTCGGTTTCCGGAAAGGATCATGCGCAAATGCAAAGTGTTAGAGCGTCCTTTGCGCGTCCAATTGGACGCGCGGCGCTCTAAAGTCCGCTGCGCTCCGGTTCTCGAAACCACCACCATATGACTCGCCAGAGCGAGTTTCGAAACGGTCTTTGAAGGATGCCGCCCATCAAACCCTGAAGGAAAGAAAAAATGGCAGACGCCTATACCCGCATCGCGGACGCGATCGTTCCGTCCGTCTATGCACAATACTCGTTCGAGGAGCACGTCCAGTCGCTCGAGATCTACCAGGCCGGGATCCTGTTTTCCGACCCGGCCATCGCCTCCAAGCTCTCCATGGGCGGGCGTTCCGTCGACATGCCAGGCTGGAAGGATCTCGGCAACGATCCGTCCGAGCCGGTCAATGACGATCCGGCCGACTCGATCGAGATGAAGAAGATCGGCGCGCGCCGCGAGGTCGCCGCCCGCAATGTCCGCGCCCAGGCCTGGGGCATTCCGGACCTGACCTCGATCCTGGCCGGCGACGACCCGCAGAAGCTGATCGTGCGCCGCCAGACCGACTACTGGCAGCGTGCCAACAAGCTGACGCTGCTCGGCATCCTGAAAGGAGTGCTGGCCGACAACGTCGCCAATGATGCCGGCGACCTCGTCCGCATCACCGGCGCGTCCATCGTCGACACCGACATCATCGAGGCCGCCTATCTGGTGGGCGACCGCGCCGACAAGTTCAAGACGATCTGGATGCACTCCAAGCAGATGAAGGCGCTGAAGCTCGCCGACCTCATCGACTACGTGCCGCCGTCCGAGCAGGGCGGGCCGCTGATCCCCTATTACATGGGGCTGCGGGCCGTCATCGACGACGACATCCCGGTCGCCGCGGGCGTCTACACGGCGTTCATGTTCAAGGACAAGGCAATCCTGTGGAACGAACTGCCGGTCAATACCGAAGGCGGCCCGCTGGAGTTCGACCGCAAGCCGCGCCAGGGCCATGGCGGCGGCGTCACCGAAATGGTCGCCCGCCGGCATTTCGTCCCGCATGTGCCCGGCACCCGCTTCCTCGACGCGTCGACGGCCGGTGAGTTTGCGACCGATGCCGAACTGGCATTGGCGGCGAACTGGGACCGCACGGCGTCGAGCGTCAAGCACATGACGTTCATCGCGCTGAAGACGACCGAGGCCTGAGCGGACCGTTTGGAAACTCTACTCTGGCGGCCATCTGATGACGGCTTCTGCGCTTCCGGTGCTCACGGACCCAAATGTCCGCTGCGCTCCGGTTCTCGAAACCACCACCATATGACTCGCCAGAGCGAGTTTCGAAACGGTCTCTGAGCGGACCGGAAGGGGGCGGGGGGTCTGAGTCCCCGCTCTTCTGGACGCCGGGTCGGCCGATGTGGCGAATCCCAAATTCACGCGCCGTGCTGCCCCAAAATTGTTGTTGTTGCACATTGATCAATCGCCGCCACCAAACTGTTACACAAGAGGGCGATGCTGTCTTGTCTTTGCAAGGGAGGGTAACCATGGATATGACCTACAAGGCAGTTCAGGATGTGCTTCGAAAAGCCGGCATTGTCATAAGCAAAAAGGGCGAACTTCACCGCATCAACTTCTTCAGCGGTCTGGAAAACACCGCCTACTACACGACAAGCCTTCAGGAAGCCCTGGACCGGGGTTTGGCGATGGCGAGAGGTGCCGAAAGGTTGCCAGCAAGCGCCTTTGCCAAGTCGCGCGGGCGGCCGACGAGCGCACACTTCGGCTGACGCCGCAGGATGTCATCGCCGCGTTGCGCGGCGATATACGTTGCAAATTATCATGTGGCGCACGTTGCCAGCTTCTTTTCGGTCGCGTTCCGTCGCGCCCCCCTCTGTCCTGCCGGACATCTCCCCCACGGGTGGGGAGATTGGCTGTCACCGCCGCTTTCGCCAACCTTCAACATTGCAGGACTAGCGGGGCGCTAAAACCGCCGATCTCCCCCCTTGTGGGGGAGATGTCCGGCAGGACAGAGGGGGGCGCGACGGAACGCGACCTTTTCCTTCCCCCTATCCCACCGCCCAGAGCGGCTTCTTTGTTCCACCACTCTTGCTGACGGAGGCCTAAAACCATGGCCATCACCCCGCTCGACATCGCCAACATGGCGCTTGGCGTCCTCGACGAGGCGCCGGTCGACAGCCTTGATCAGGATGTCAAACCGGCCCGCCTGCTCAACCTGCATTTCGACCTGACCCGCGAGGCGGAGCTGATGAAACATGCCTGGGTGTTCGCAATCCTGGCGGCCGCCGTCGCCGGGTCCGATACCGGCAGTGGCGCTGGCACGCTGAACTTTGCCTATGAATTGCCCGTGGACTGCCTGCGGCCTTTGCCGCTGACCCACAATGGCGAGCCGGATGGCGTGCCGATCGCGTGGCGCCAGGAAGCCGGCTTGATCTATTGCGACCGGCCGGGGCCGCTGATCATCCGCTACGTCGCCAACCTCACCGATCCGAACGACTGGGACGCGACGTTCACCGAAGTGCTGGTTGCAGCGCTTGCCGTCAAGATCGCGCATCCGCTCACGCACAAGTCCGGCATGATCGACATCGCCCGCGGTGCCTATAGCGCTGCGCTGGACGCGGCGTTTCACGCCAACGCCATCCAGCGTGGCGGCAGGTTTTCAACGTCGTCCTGGGCGATCCAGCGCGGCGGGTTCCGGCGCGCCTGATGACGATGCTCTATCCCATCCAGGACACCTTCGTCCGTGGCGAGATCAGTCCGCGATTGCACGCCCGCGCCTCGCTCGACCTTTACCGGGGTGCACTCTCCCGCTGCGAAAACTTTTTGGCGCTCCCGCATGGCGGTATCCGCAAGCGCGGCGGCACCTATTTCTGCGCCGAGGTGAAGGATTCTTCCAAAGCGACGCGGCTGATCCCGTTCATCTTCTCGGCGGACCAGGCCTATGCGCTCGAATTCGGCGATCTCTACATCCGCGTCCATGCCTATGGCGCCCGCGTCGGCACGGTGGAAGTGGCGACACCCTATCTCGAAGCCGATCTGTTCGACCTGCAATTCGTCCAGTCCGCCGACCAGATGTGGATCACCCACAAAAACCACCTGCCGCAGGTTCTCACCCGCACGGCGCACACCACATGGACGCTGGCCGAGTTCGTCTTTCTCGACGGCCCCTATGACGACATCAACACAAGCGCGACCACGCTGACGCCCGCCGAGACCGGTGCCGTCCATCCAGCGATGACCAGCGATACGCTGCCATCCGGGACCGCGGCGAGTTCTGCTGGCACTGCCTTTCACGTGTTCGACCGCGACAACGGAACAAACCTCAGCTTTGGCGCAACCACCGGCGACGTGTCTTATGATTTTGCAAGCGCCACGACCAAGGTCTGCGACGCTTACTGGATAAGGGCGAGAGCAAGCGGCAATCCTCGGGCAGCGGTGGCCTGGGATTTCCAGGGCTTTGACGGCACCAACTGGATTTCGCTCGACAGCCGGACGGCGGAAACCGGCTGGTCGCGCCGCGAGGTGCGGTTTTATGAGTTCCAGAACGAGACCGCCTATCAGTCCTATCGGCTGAATATTTCGGGATCGGAGGACGACAGCAACCTCGACATCGCCGAAATGGGCTGGCACGAAGATGGCGACACCCAGACGCCGTTCGACCTCACGGCATCGTCGATCGTCGGCATCAATGGCGGCACCGGCTTCCAGACCAGCGATGTCGGCCGTACCATTCGTTTGCTCGGCTCGGATGCCGTCTGGCGCTGGGCGCGCATCACCAGCCGCACCAGCGCGACCGTGGTCAAGATCAGGCTATACGGCCATGCCTTGCCCAATCTCAGCCCGATCGCCCGCTGGCGCCTCGGCACCTTCGTTCCCGGAAAATACGTCGAAAGCGGTTCGCTGTACGAGGAGCGCCTGGCCTTCAGCCGAAAATTCTCGGTCTACGCATCCGCAACCGGCGACTTCGACAATTTCGCCACCGGCGAAAAGGACGACGCCGCGCTGGAGTTCGTCCAGGCCGGCGGCGGCCAGGCCAACGATATCACCTGGATTGCCGAATCCGACGGGGCGCTGATCATTGGCACACTGGGCGGCATCCGGGCGCTGTCCGGCTCGGGCATCGACGAAGCGCTGACGCCGTCATCGTTCAAGAACCGCCGCTCGCGCACCTTTGGCTGCGCGCCGCTGCGCCCAGTCGACGCCGGGCAATCGTTCCTGTTCGTCACAAGGTCGCGCAAATCGATCGCCGAACTGACCCAGAGCGCGACAGGAAAATTCACCTCGGAGGATGTCGGCCAGGTTTCCGAGCATATTCCGAAGCAGGGTGTCGTCGAACTGGCGTTCCAGACCGATCCCGACCCGCTGCTGTGGTTCCCGCTCGATAATGGCGAACTTGGCGGCTACACCCACCAGCCCTCGCAGGAAGTCCGCGGCATGCACCGGCATCGCATCGCCGGAACCTTCTCCGGTTCGGACTGGGGCATGGTGGAAAGCGCCATCGTAACGCCGGGCCAGGACGGCAATGACGATCTCTGGCTGATCGTCAAGCGCACCATCGGCGGCACGACCAGGCGCACCATCGAAATCAAGTCGGTGCCGTTCGAGTATGGCGAGATTGCCGACGCCTTCGAGGTCGATTGCGGCCTGACTTATGATGGCGCGGCCGTGGGGACGGTCACAGGACTCGATCATCTCAACGGCGAGACGGTCGATGCCCTGGCGGATGGTATCGTCTATCATGACCTTACCGTGGCCGCTGGGGCTGTTTCCCTGCCCGGCGGGGCTACCGCTGCCAAATGGCAGGTTGGTCTGCCCTATGAGGCCGGCGCCGACACGCTGGAGCTCGATGTTGGCGGCAGGGATGGGTCGATTGTCGGACGGCGCAAGAAAGTCGCCAAGGTCATTCTATCGCTGTTTGAGACGGATACGACCGGGCTGGAGATCGCTTCGATGCAGCGTGGCCGGTGGGAGACGGTTCGTATTCCCTCGGTCGTGACGCCTGACAGTTCGGCAAACCTGTTCACCGGGAACGTGGAAGTGCCGATCGACGATAGTTGGGAAGGGCAGGGGCGGGTGAAGATCCGGCACACCAACCCGACGCCGTGCACCATCCGGGCGTTCACGCCGGTGTTCGACGCGGAGGCGTAGGCGAAACTGCCGATCTCCCCCACTTGGGGGGAGATCGGATTTCACCCCGGCTTTCGCCAATCACCAGCGTCGCAGGAATAGGGACCGCGCCCGAACTGCCGATCTCCCCCCTTGAGGGGGAGATGTCCGGCAGGACAGAGGGGGTCGGTACGACCTGACGCGGCCTCCATCGCGGGCGAAACGCCGGCGCTTCACGCGAGACGACCCCCTCTGTCGCCTTCGGCGACATCTCCCCCTCAAGGGGGGAGATCGCCGCCCCGCCCTTCCATCACTCTCCAAAAAGGACCCTCCCGTGACCCCATCCCCCCATACCGAAGCTCTCGGCAAAGCGCGGACGGCTGCCGATTTTGCTGCCGTCATCGCCTTGCTCGACAGCGACCTCAAAAACGCTGCCGCCCGCAAACTGGAACTGGAAAAGGCCAAGGGTCGTGCGATGTTCGGCCGTGGCGACCTGGCGGCGGCGCGCATTGCGCTCTCCGAGGCCAACGCCGTCGTTGCGCTCCTGGAGAAAACCCGTGAGGCGGCGAACAAGCGCCGTGCCGCCGCGCAAAGTGAAGCCTGCGTCGACATCGCAGCACTTGCCGACGAGATCAGGGCAAACGCCGCTTCCCTCGACGAGCGCTGGCGCATGGCCCAATGGCTGATCGAGCAGCTGCGCCAGCAATTGTTCGACGCCGATGCCTTGCGCCGCGCCGTCGCCACCGCCAACAGCCAGTTCGACGCCGCCGGCGTCGCCAACCTGAAAATCAACCCGACCGCCATCCGGCGCGCCGCCGTGACCGGGGGGCGAGCGACAGCCCCCGCTCGTCTCAGCGCGGCAGCGATCCAGGCCGACAGGCTGCTGCTGTCGCTGCTCAGCCCCGGCGGCGCGCTCGACCCGCGACCGGCGCTCGGCGCGCCGGTCGGAGGCATCGCGGGTCGATATTCGCTGCGTGGCCGAGGCCGCGGCTGACCATGTGCACACTTGCCCTTATCGGCACGGCTCTCTCAGTCGGCGGCGCGCTGATCGAAGGCCAGCAGTCGCGGCAGATGGCCGACTATCAGGCCAGAGCCTATGAGCAGCAGGCGCGGGCAGACGCGCAAGCCGCTGCCTTCGAGCAGGGCCAGGAGCGCCACAAGCAGGATCTGTTGCTGTCGCAGGCGCGCGCCCGGGCCGGCGCCTCGGGCGTCGCCCTGTCGGGCTCGCCGATCGAGGTGCTCGCCGCCAATGCAAGGCAGGGCCAGCTCGACATCAAGGCGATCCAGTACGGCTCGCAGCTGCGCCAGAACAATTTGACCACCCAGGCCGCGATCTCGCGCTTTTCCGGCAGGCAGGCGGCGGCTGCCTCGATCTTCAGGGCAGGCGGCAATCTCGTGTCCGGCCTTTCCGGGCTGTACGACCCGAGCAGAGCGGTGACGTTCGGCAACAGCGCCTTTCCGCCGGCGCCGGGCGGAGGGCTTTACTGATGGCGACCATCCCGCTCCAGCTCGCCCAGCGCCGGCTCGATACCGGCAGCGTGGTTTCCTATCCCAACAGCTCGCCGGTCGGCGCCGCCATGCAGGGCTTTGGCGACGAGCTCTCGGCCGTCGCCGAGCGTTTCCGGCAGCAGAAGCAGCAGCAGGATGCGTTCGACGCCGAGGTCATCGGCCGCGAGCTGAACGGGCAGATTGCCCAGGCCGAGAAACAAGCGATCCAGAATGCGCCGGCCGACGGCCGCGGCCTGCACGACGCCATGTATGGCCAGGTCGACCCGCGCAACGGTGTCGTCAAGCCCGGCCTGTTCGACAAGATCTTCGACAGCACCGTGCCAAAAATGCCGGAAAGCGAACGCGCCAACTTCATCAGGCAAAAAGAGGCTTTGAGGCTGGCCGGGTCGGCGCGCATGGCCGAACAGCAATATGCGCGCCGCCAGGACTACGAGCAGGCCGAATGGTCAAAGGCGCAGGCTGCGGAGCTCAATGCTATCGTGCAGAGTAATCCGGACGACACCGCAACGTTCGAGGCGATCAGGCAGAGCGGGTTCGACTTCATCGCCAAGATGGGCAACCCGGTCGCCAGGCAAGCGGCCGAAACTGCCTGGCGCAGCAACACGGCAAAGGCGCTCGCCCAGGCGATGATCGCCAAGGATCCGGGCCGCGCTGTTGAACTGCTTGGCGCCGAGCCTGCCGCGAAGGCCACCGACGGCGCGATCAACGGTGAAACCACCGGTGCTGAAGGCGGTACCGATCTGTCGGCGAAAAACCAAAACTCGCCCGCTTCGGGCGATGACCGCCTTGCTGATCTCAGGCCCGACGACAGGGCTGCGCTCGCCCGGCTGGCCGGCGCCTCGGTGGCGCAAAACTGATGTCCGCAACCAGGCGGCCGGGCTGGATTTTCTCGTTACCTGCCCCTGTTGCATCAACTGCAGGCTTTTTCATGGGAAAACCCAAAGTCCCTGAAATCGCCGCTGGCAATGCACGCAGGTATGTGGTCGTTATCCATAGTGATAAGAGCGACGGCAGCCTTTCTTACGACACAGGCTTATGGTTCTGGATTTGAAATTCCCAAGCGCTGATGCGATCATTGGAACGGAAATCCACCTGGCCCGTCCAGGCTTCAGATGAAGGACTGACCCTATCTTGTTGCGCTTAGAGTCTTATCCGATGCTGGCAAGGATCGTTTTTCCGGTCACGTTGGCCGGCGTTCTCCTGCTCACGCTTCTGCCGGCGCGATTCTTGCCGGATTTCGGCACGGCCGTCACGCTTTACGATGACAAGCTGCACCACGCCATCGCCTTCGCCGTGCTGGCGGCCCTGGGAAGCCTCGGCTGGCCGGGACACAGGGCAAAGCTGATTTTTGTCCTCGCCTTTACCGGCGCGGCGATCGAGGTTCTTCAGGGCTCGCAACTGATAGGGCGCGATCTGGATGGGTTGGACTGGGTTGCCGACTGCGTCGGCATGGCGTGCGGGCTGACGATCGCCGGCTGGACAAAGAGGCGCGTTGGCGGGCGCGTTGTCGGATTGCCGTAGGGTCATGCCGTTACATCAGCCGAAGAAGGCAACGGCTCAGAACAAAAGCGCTCCGTAGCGATCCTTCGCGCCCCCCCTCTGTCCGGCAGGACAGAGGGGGGCGCTGTCCAGGGCGCTGTCCCTCGGCGATCAAAGGTTCTGCACCGGAGCAGCGCTCCGAGGCCGGAACTTACCCAAACCGCCGATGTGCCATAGGCCGCGTCCCGCGCCCGTAGAATCATAGAGCACTTTCACCTCGCTTTTGCGGGGCTTTTTTTATGGAGCAAGCCTGATGGCCCGACCTGCAACCGCCGCGGTTCGACTGTTGACCGGCGAACGCGAACCCGTGCGCCTGGCGACCGCGGCCAACATCCTGCTTCATGGCCTGCAGGCCATCGACGGCGTGCCGTGCGAGGTTGGCGACCGCGTGCTGGTCAAGGACCAGGCCGACCCGACGCAGAACAGCATCTATACGGTGAGCGAGGGCGAATGGTTCCGCGCCGCCGACGCCCGCACCGCCCGCACCTTGCAGAAGGGAACGACGGTTCATGCCCAAATCGGGTCGGTCAATGCCGGCCGGGTGTTTGAATTTAGCGCCAACGAGCCGGTGGTCGGCAGCGATGCCATCACCATTGCGCCGTTCGTGCCGCCCGACATTTCGGAGGTGGTCGATGCGGTGGAAGCGCTGCGCGACGCAACCCAGGCGCTGAAGGACGCCAGCGCGGCCAGCGCCGGCCAGGCCGCCGCCAGCGCGTCCACCTCCGCCGCCAACGCCGGACTAACCGCCGCCGATGTCGTCACCACCGCGGCCAACCTGGCCGGCGCCCAGGCCGCGCGCGACGCGTCTCTGTTTGGCAAGGGCATCTTTCCGACCATCGCGGCGGCGATCGGCCTTGGCGTCGTCGGCCATGGCGCGATCACGGCTGGCGCCACCGGCACCGATGGCACCTTCGACCTGGCGTTTGCCGGTGGCGCCGGCTCGGGCGCGGCCGGCCGCTTCGTCGTCGCCAGCGGCGCGCTGACGCAGATCCTGATCACCGCGCCGGGTTTCTACACGGTGGCGCCGACCTTCAGCTTCGCGGCATCGGCGGGATTGGCGGGCGCAAGTGCGGCGGCGGTTTTGGGCCGGAATGTCGAGGTTGGTGAGTACTTCTGGACCGAAGTTTCGACCGGCGTGCTTGGGCTGCACAGCGTGACGGCTGGGCCTGCGGCGACGGATACCGGCGTCAGGTCTCTGCCGACCATTGATGCCGCCGTCGCGGATCGGCTCGCCAGCCGCCTGGCCTACGAGGACAGTGGCGCTGCGTTCCTGTTTGCGGAAAGCACACCGGCCGTTCTGATCAAGGACGCCGAGAACGCGGCCAAGCGCATCCTTGGGCCGGTAGCCTCAAAGATTGCCGTTTCGAATGCCGGGATCACCTACCGCTTTAACGCGCTCGGCTTCATGGAAGCTGTCCCAGCCAACACGCTGCGCTTCGACCACGACCCGCTCACGCTCTCTCGTAAGGGGCTTCGCGTCGAAAGCGCGCGCTCCAATGTCGTTCTGCAGAGCAGGTCCCTCAGCATCACTCACCAGCTAACCGTCACCGGCGGAGCCGGCATCTTCGTTGATGGTGAGACGGTTACGGCTTCCGGTGGTGGCACCGGCATCTATCGCGCCGCAAATTCGACGTCGACCATCTTTGCACTTTCGGGTGGCGCTGGCGCCATGACCGGGACGCTTACGGGCGCGACAAGCGGCGCGACAAAGACGATCTCTTCGTCAGCCCTGGTCTGGGTCGTAACAAACATGACCGTGGCGCAGAGCCAGGTCGGCATCGACGGTGTCGCCAATTCCGCATCATTGCTGACGGCCACGGCTACCGATGCGATAGTTTCCCAAGCGATCACGCAAGCCTCATTTCCCCGCGCACAGGACGCCTATGTCAAGCGCGTGACTGGCAGCGGCGCTGTCTCGATGTCAATGGATGCGGGAGCGACGTGGACCGTCATCACGCCGACCGCTCGCTGGGCGCGGCTTGCTATCCCCAACCAGACGCTTGCCAATCCAACGGTGATGTTCAAGCTCGCGACGTCGGGCGATGCGATCGCTATCGATTGCGTTCAGAACGAGCCGGGCTCCGTCACCTACGCGTCGTCGCCGATGCCGACAACTATTGCCGCGTTTGCACGGGCGGCGGATGTCATCACCATGCCGACCTCGGCGTTGCCTGGCGATTTCTCGACATTCAGTGTTTATGCCGTTGTCTCGACCGAAGCGCCCAATACCGCGACGCGTGGCATTTGGTGTCTGGATGACGGCACGGCCAACAATCGCATCATGGCAATGCTCTCGTCGATCACTGTCGGTGCCTTGCAGATGTTCAATGCCAATGTTCTGCAGATGAACATCCTGGCCGGGGCTGGCGATCCGGACATTCGCCACCGGACCATGGCCAGCGTGACTGCCGGCGCTGCCGGCTTTGGCATGGATGGTACGTTGGGCACCACCGATACGGTCTTCACCAAGCCCGCCGTCTCGATCTTGCGCTTCGGCTCGATGGGTCCCCTTGGCCTGACCCCGCTAGGCGGATGGATTGAGGAGATCATCATCGTTCCTCGTGAGGCAGGCGATGCTGAGATCCGCAACGTCACGGCCTTCGGCTGGCCAGGCAACGAGCCGACGATCAATATCGCGCCGAACGACAGCCGCATCGAGGACAGCGACTATTATGGCACCTTGTCGCTTTCGGCCGCCGAGGTGAGCCTGGTGCGGCCGATCGTCAGCAGCAACTATCAATACACGACGCCTGGCTGGTGCCGGCATTTCAACACTCGGGCCAAGGAATTTACGCTCCAGTTCTTCAATCCAGGGCTAAGCGGCGCGAGCACAAATGGCATCGGGGCGATCTTTGTCGACGGCGCTCTCTTCCAGTCATTCACGATCGGCTCCGCAGTAGGCAAGACCTTCGTTCCGGTGACCTTCACGTCGGTCGCTGATCGGCATATCGAGATCAAGATGCCGTATGGCATGAGCACTCGTTTCCTCGGCGCCACCATCCCGAATGGCGCGACGATCACGGCACCGGCAACTCGTTTAACACTGCCGCGCGCGGTGATCATTGGCGACAGCCGTGGCCATGGCTTCCAGGCATCTGCTGCTCGATATCATTGGTTCGAACTGCTCTGCCGCGCCAAAGGCTGGCAGCACATCAACCTCGCCAATGGCAGCAGGCGTCTGAACACCAGCACGGCCGATGGCACGGTCCTCGGCCAGGCAAATCCGGGCGTTGCCTTTTCGCTGTATGACTACAACGACCGGGCCGACCAGGTTCCGCTGCTCACCCACAAGAACAACTATAAGGCGCTGATCAACAATTTTCGGGTGCTAGAGCCAACGACCAAGCTCTACGTCATCACTTCGAATTGGATCTCGGCCGCTCGGGATGAGCTGGCGCTGAAGATAGCCGATTATCGGCAGGCCACGGCCGACGCCCTGACCGAGCTGGCCGATGCAAACAACATCCTGATCAACGGTCTGTCGCTGACCACCAATAGCAACGCGTCAATCGGCGACGGCGTCCATCCAAACGATGTCGGGTCAGCGGAATGGGCGGCCGCTATCGCACCGCTGGTGAGCGTCTAGGCAAAATTACTGGACTGCGTCGGGATGGCTGTGGCACGGTCGTCCCACCGTGAACCAAAAGGATGTCCCGATGGCTGGCGCCGATAGCATTATTTCAATGTACGACGAATACTATGCTGGCGACACTGTGCATCCCAAACGCGAGATCGCTTCTGTTCAATCTGTGAGCCATATCGACACGATAATTCAAGGCGAGGCCTTCGAAAGAATCTTGGATATCGGTGCCGGTGAGGGGGCCGTGCTGGACAAGCTGAACAAGCGTCGTCTTGGCAAGAGCCTCGCCGCTGTCGAGATATCTTCGTCTGGCATCAAGGCGATAAAAGCTCGGAAGATTTCCAATCTTGAAAGCGTGGAGCAATTTGATGGCTACCACCTTCCGCACGCCGACAAGTCGTTCGATTTAGGATTGGCAATCCACGTCGTCGAGCATGTTGAGCACGAGCGCATGTTCTTGGCAGAGGCGGGGAGGGTCTGCAAAAAGCTCTATATAGAGGTGCCACTAGAGCATACGCGAAGGTTAGACCGCGCTATCCGCATGTCGGGGCCGTATGGGCATATCAACTTCTATACAATCCTATCGTTCGAAAACCTGCTCAAGACCTCCGGGCTGACGGTCGAGCGGCTTAAGGTCTTTCCTCACGACCTCGCCTATGAGCAACACCTGGCAGGTCGTACAAAAGGATGGCTGAAGTACAAGGTGCGGACCGAGTTCCTGAAAATTTTGCCTAAAACCGCAATGCGCAGTATCGCTTACATGGCCGGAGCTCTGTGCTCAAGCCACTGATCGAGCAGCGGCTTCGCCGATTTGCCTGGCAGGGTTGCCGCCGACCATGGTGAAAGGCGCCACGTCTTTCGTCACGACGGATCCTGCGCCGACGACTGCGCCCTTGCCGATCGTCACGCCCTTGAGGATAATGACATTGAAGCCAATAAAGACATTGTCTTCAATTCTCACTGGCGCGATGGTGATATTCGACCAGTCCTTCTTTCCCTGATGCCAGTCGGCGACATCGGTCTTTCGATGCTGCCATCCTGTCGCGTGCGAGTTGTGATCTACGATTGTGGTGCCCCAGCTTATGATCACATCACTGCCGATTTCGATGCGTTCGGCTGCGACGAGGTGGCTCTTGCCGATGTAGGAACGCTGTCCGACGATGATCTTTGCGTCAGACCGGTCAAAAGAGAAAGCGCAGTGGAGGATACATTCGTCGCTGATCGAGTGATCGCCACGCCGTGCGGTGCGGACGCTTTGGATACTCATCTTCGTACCGGCGCCGGCACTGATCCCAAATAGGCGGCAAAGGAGTGGCGGAACGAACGGCATCAGTGCTTTCCGAACTGTCTCAGTACCGGGCGAGCGATGACCACCTTCATCTCGTCGCAGAGCATAAGACGCCTCCAGTCGAAGTGAGCGCACAAATCATCAAACGCCAATGATCATTATTGGCTTGCACCATAGCTATCGGCACGGGTCGATCGCCTGGACCGAAAAAACGCTTTGGCAGGTCGGTGTTTGTCGCAGGCCTTGAATGTGCCATCGCCATGACTTGCTGCAAGAGGCAGCGCTTTGCAAGCCTGATCGTGAGGTGTTCACGCTCTAATTCGGCCGGCTCGACACGGCCTCTTGCAACGAGCGATGGCGAGTAGCATTTCGCCAATCGCAGATGACTTGTACCGAGCGATTTGGTGCATCGATAATTCGGCGTCGGTTGGCTGGCCTACCCGTCCAAAAGACATGCCGTACCCCGCACCGCTGCGCAGGCGAAATGGCTGTGGCTAATGATGGCTGTCTTGCGGCTTGTTGTGAGGCTGGCTGTTCGACCACCAGATAAAATACAGCGAACCAATCTTCATCACCGGCACGCGGCGCTCGCGTTCGCGCACCCGATCGCCCGGTAATTTGATACGCAGTGCCATCGGTTCGACTCCCGCCGGCAAGGCAATGATGATGTGCGATGCAGCAATTAGAGAACTTCCCCCAGGGAAGAGTCAACAGCCGATGGTTTTTTGACTCTTCCCAGGAAGAGGTTCGAGCGCAGGCGCCCGATGAGATTCAGGGCGTCAAGGCGTCGCCCGGGGTTGGTCAGGATCGTCCGGTGCATCCGGCTGGCCGTTCAAAGGACGGGGCCGGTTCGACCACCAGGTGAAATACAGCGAGCCCATCTTGAGAACCGGTATGCGGCGGCTGCGTTCGCGCCCGCGCAACTCCCGATACACCTTCATCTTCAAGGTGCCGCCCGGCAATTTGATACGAACCGCCATCAGCCCAACCCCGTTGTGCAATGCAGCAACTAGAGAGCTTCCGTTGCGGAAGAGTCAAGGGACGGTCGTCGTTTCTGCGGCTATCTTCCGGGACCGTTTTCGGAACGGTCGGGGCGCAGGCTCCGGATCACCGTTTTGGCGAGCGCCCGGACATGCTGCTCGGCCACCAGATGATGAAGTAATTTCCGACCTGCCAGACCGGGACCTCGCGCTTCTGCTCGCGGCGGCGCAGCTTGTCCCTCGTCTTGATCTTCAAGGTCCCGCCCGGAAGCCTGATCCTTAATGTCACGCGCCCTCCCGCACCTGAGTCCCACGGGGTATGAACGGTTCATGGCAGCAGTCTCATCCCGGCTAAGGCAATTTCGGTTCAGGCGGCAGGACGGATCGAGCTGTTCTCAACTGGTCGATGCCGTCACTTGAAGAAATCCGCCATGCCCTGGAAGGCCAGGAACGCATAGATGATCGGCCCGGCTATCAGCCCGCAATAGAGGCACAGGATCGCCGCCAGCGCCACAAGCAGCGGCTTGTCGCGGCCGACCGCGCAGAGCTCGGCCTTCACCGTCCAGCGCGCCGTTCCTTCGTCTTGCGACATCGGCAAATCCCCACAGTTTTGGGTCATTTCACACAATCGCCTGCAAACATCAACCGGGCGCCTGCAAACATCAACCTGGGAAAGGACAAGACCATGGACATGACGTTCAAGGGCGCCGCCAGGCGCCTGGACGATCTCGATCTGCCAAAACTCGGCGCCAGGATCGGCGTCGGCGAAGACGAGATCCACGCCTTTCTCGATGTCGAAACCAGCGGGCATGGCTTCGACGCCCATGGCCGGCCGGTCATCCTGTTCGAGCCGCATGTTTTTTATCGCAATCTGGCGGGCGCAGCTCGGACAAAGGCGGTAGCGGCCGGTCTCGCCTATGCCAAATGGGGCGAAAAGCCTTATCCCCGCGACAGCTATCCGCGCCTGAAAGCCGCCTGCGCCATCGACGAGACGGCGGCGCTCAGATCGGCGTCATGGGGGCTCGGCCAGGTTCTCGGCGAGAATTTTAGGGCGGCCGGCTTCCCCACCGTGCAGGCGATGGTCGAAGCCATGATGGCGGACGAGGCGCTGCAGCTGGCGGCGGCGGTCAATTTCATCGCCGCCAACCGGCTCGACGGCAAATTGCGCAAGCATGACTGGGCCGGCTTTGCCAAGGGCTACAACGGCGCATCCTATGGGAAGAACGCCTACGATATCCGGCTTGCCGAGGCGTTCCGCAAATGGTCCGGGATCAAGGACACGCCGTCGCCGCCCGCTGCGCAGCCTCCGGCGCCCGTTCCGATCCCGCAGCCGCCACAACCGAAGGGTTTCACGCCCGCTAAGGCAGAGCCGGGCAAAGCCGGAGTGCGGCGCGGACCGTTGCCCGGATTATGGGCCGCAGTGCTGGCTCCGTTGGTCGCCGCAATCCTCTCCTTGTTTCGAAAGACCCCCTCCCTGTTTCGAAAGGCAAAGCCATGAACTGGTTCAATACCAACGCCGCGCACAATCTGATCAATGTGCTGATCCTGCTGCTCACCGGCCTGGTCGGCTTCGACTGGACGCTGTTCGGCATCGACGCCGCCCTGGCGCTAAAAATCACCGGGGTGCTGGCCCTGCTCAAGATCCTGATCAATGTCGTGCGCGACGGCGTCGCCGGCCTCGTCAGAAACCAGCCTGCCGTGGAGGGCAATTGAGATGTCGGTGCTTTCCATGCTGGGCGCACTCGCCGGCAACACGACGATCATGGCGATTTTAGCCGCGCTCGTCGGCGGCATCGGCCTGTTTGTCGCCGGCGGTCGGGCCAACAAGGATGCGGCCAGGCGAGCGGCGGAAAAACTCGCCGCCGTCGAGGAGCGCCTCGAAATGGACCGCGAGGCGACCGATGCCGAGCGCGCGGCGCGCGATCTGCCGGACGAAGCCGCACGGCGGGAGGCGATGCGATGGGCAAAGCGCTGATGCTGCTGCTCGGCCTGTTGCTCGGGGGCCTGCTGCTCGCTGGGTGCGCAATGCCGGTTTCGCCGGCGCGCCAGGTCTGGTGCGACCACAACCAGCCGCGCCGTGCGTCCGCCGCCGTCGTCGCCGCCATGACGCGGCCCGAGCTCGACGAGATGAATGCCTACAACGGCAAGGGCGCCAGATGGTGCGGGTGGAAGCCATGATACAGGAGCTTCTCGATGCGCTCGGCATCAAGGCGCCGGTGGTGGTCGCCGGCCTTTCCGGCGGGATATTGCGAGCCTTGTCGCGCCACCGCTACAAGGTTCGCGAGATGTTGGCGTCGCCGATCTGCGGCGCGCTGGCGGCGGCCTACCTGACATTGCCAGTGGTGCATTATTTCCGCGCCACCGGCCTGGCGATTCCAGCGAACGACGACACTACGACGCTGGCCGCGGCGTTCCTCATCGGCGTCTCGGCGATGTGGATCTCGGACATCGTCTTCGAGGTGGTGGTGAGGCGGTTCAAGCCCGAGAAGGAGGAGTGGCCGGAGAAGGAGGAGTGAGTTCGCGGCTGTCTTAAAGCGCGTCGCGTTCGACCGGCCTCATGCGACGCGCTTTAGTTTGTTGTTTATGCATGTCGTTATCGCAAAACCGCTGCACACTTTTGCGCGACATGCATTGTTGCGCCGCAGTAGCACTCTTGCGAGAGATGCTGGTAAGGTGGGGGTGAGGGTGCGGAACCACGGGCGAAGCTGCGCGTTAGGCACGATCTTTGCGAGGATGCAGCATGCCAGCTCGCCCAATCGCCCCAATAGCCGCAGCGATGCTGATCGCCGCCACAAGCATGGCTTACGCCCGGCCGGATACGCGCGCCATGACATGCGAACAGACGCAGCAGCTGATCCAGAGCCGGCGCGCGGTCGTGCTGTCCACCGGCCGCAACACCTATGATCGATATGTCCGCCAATACGGCAATGAGTGCGACTGGCCCGAAGCGCCCGTCACCTCCTACATCAGGACGCTTGACGGTCAATGTCGGGTCCATCGATGCGAGGAACCGGTTCTCGGATTGCGATGA